GGTCCTTGTCGCCAATGAGCCCGACCATCTCGATATGGTCCAGGGCGCCCTGCATGCCCGCATCCACCGTTTCGGTGTCGAGCGGCACGCCGGCCAGCATGGCTCTGCGCAGGTCCTCCATCGTCCACTCGGGGATGATGCCCGCATACTCCAGGCCGTAGGGCACCAGCCGGACGCCCACGTTGGCGGACGGTGCGGAGGTGCCGTCGTTGTCGATGAACTGGCCCAGGCCGGCCCGGTCGACCACGCGGTAGGCGTAGGTCGCCGCCCCCTCGGGGACATCGGTCACCAGGGGGATGAACTCGGGCAGCCGGAACTGCGTGTAGAGGATCTCCTCCATCATCGAGTGGATGGCCTGGATGTTGTTGGTCAGATAGCCGAACGCCTGGGCGTTCTGCTCCGGGTTGGCCGCCCGGCGGATATCGCCGTCGGCACGGCCCAGGGCGTTGAAGTCGTGCGGCTGGCCGCCGAATTCCGCCGCCCGAAGGCGCCTCTGGTCCTCCCAGATCCCCGCTTCCTGCATGGAACGGATGTGGGAATACTGGTGGGCTTCTCGTCCAAAGATGTCGGGCATTGACCCTTCTCCTTGTAATTCGGTTGTTGATTTCAATCACCCGGGGCGCTGAAGCGGCTACAGCGCTCGCCCGTTGATCCGGATTTCCGCCAGCTCGTTCGCTGCCACTGGCGCGCGGGATACGCAGATCACGGGGCACGTCATCAGTGCGGCGATCAAGGCGTTCACGCCGGTGTTGATGTTCCCCGCCGAGTTGCCAGTGAGCGCCAGCGTTGCGCGCGTGTGCGGATCCCACAGATAGTCGTTGCGCTGCCATTGGACCAGCTGGCCGTACTCCATGGCCGCGCCGGCCATCACGAAGAACGTGCCCATGACGCCGACCTTGACGACGGCCCCGTCGGCGTACTCGACATAGGCCTCGGAGTTGACCCCCGCCGGGGCGGACGCCAGTGACTTCTGAACCGTGCCCTGGTCGTAGGCCAGGATGCCGCACACCTGGGCATCCTCGGCGTCCGTCGACGGCAGCTTGAAGGAATCCTCCGACGCGTCGTACACGAGCGCGTCGCCGGGGCGGGGATTGCGGCCGTTGGCCGGCACGTGCAGGGTGCCGGTATGGTAGAAGTGCGGCTCGTTGGGCCGCGCGAGCTGCCCGGGCCAGCCTTCCTGCTGGTGCGCCCGGTAGCGCTGCTGAACTACGTTAGTCATCTTGCTGCTCCCTTGTTAGGGTGACCGCTGTCTTGTCTCATCTTGATCATTGCCGTCCGTTAGCAACGGCCGCGGGCCGCAGGACCTACGACGCCTTCTTCTGGCTCTCCATGCGCTTCAGGTCGACCGCGTTCATGGCTCGGGATCCGGACTGCCAGGCCTCGGTTCCGTTGCCCGTGCCGATGCCGGGCGTACCCTGGGAGGCGGCAGCCCGCCGCTGGGCGATCTCTTCGATGCGCCCGAGCAGATAGTCCTCGCTCCTGTCGGCAGCGTTCTCCACCTCGTCGCCGACGGCGGCCACCAGGATCTCCTTGTCGGACTTGCCCGCGGTGTCGAACCCGTCGGGCAGGAGGCCGTCGACCTGGCGGAGCAGCGCCACGCGTGCAGCTGCGCGCTTCTCGACGTCTTCCTGGGTCAGGGTGCCCTGGCCAGCGCCTTGGGCGCCCTGCGTTCCTTCGCCCTCACCCGTGCCGGCGCCTTCGCCCTCACCGGTACCCGCGGCGCGGGTCAGGCCCGCGGCCTCGAGCTTCGTGTCGATGATCTTGGCTAGGCGCTCTTCCAACGCCTTGTCCTCGTCGGAGGCCTCCAGCGCCTTCACCAGGCGGTCGACCTTCGCCTCGAGGCCCTTATTGCCGTCCGACCTGGAGAGTTCCTCGCGGATCTCCTTCACGATCGCGGCGCGTTCTTCGGTGGTCATGGGTACTTCTCCTTTGCTCGCGTTCGCCAACCGGGCGCGGACTGCGTCCGTATCGGCGGGTACGCTGACTATGGACCATTTAACTAACCGATGGCGGCCGTCATCCATGGGCCTGGCCGATATGCTGGCAGACCGCCGGTGGCCCTGGTCCCACAGGTTCTTCTTCTCGGCCGCCCGGTCGTTCTTCTTGCTGAACTCGAACTCGGCTATCAGGCGGTTCCTGTCGTCGAAATACAGCTTGGTGGTCCGCCCGATCGGATCTTCCCAGGACTCATGAGCGTAGAGCACCGACCCGTACTTCATGTACGTGTCGATGTCCATCGTCCGGATCTGGATGGGATAGCCGTCGCCGACGTCGTCGTTGACCGCGATGACCGCGGAGTAGCGGCCTTCGGCCAGACGCTGGATGTCCTCGTCCGTGTTGTAGTGGTTACGCACGACGATGTCGTTCATGCGTTAACGCTACACAGACGTTAAGGTTATTACAAGAAAAGTTGGAAAATGGAGAGGCGTTCGGGGCACTAAACGGGCGTTTATCTTGACGGTAGAGGTAGTTTTACGGGGACGTGGCGGTTCGGGAGGAATTGCGGGGCGCTGCCAGAGTCCCGGCCAGCTCGCTGGCGAAGCGCGGCGTGTACCCGTTCCGCCCTCTATCGTAACGCACGTCGCGCACCTGGTCCAAATTCCCCTTACATATTTTCAAGGGTCCGCTATGGACGATAACGACAAACAGCACTTACGCAACAATTACATCGAGATTGAAAAGATGATCCGGGGCTTTAAAGACGCCCTCGTGGACATTATCGAGGTCGACAGGTCGTTGCTTGCTCGCGCATTCAGCACAATACTGACCGAATTGATACGTGAAGTAGATGAGGACAGATAGGATCGAAATGTACCGCGCGACCTGAGACCGCGTCCGGAGATTTCCATAACGTCCTTTATGCGAAGTAGGGACCTGAAAGGAGGAGTAGTGTGGAGGTACTGAATGAACCATGACAACGGGGAGAGAAGGGACCTGGTGAAGCGGGTAAAGGAAGACCTGGACTCCATGACCCTTGACGAATTGCATGAAGTGGCCGCCGATGTCTACGTACACATTGAGAGGTTGAGGGCCATGCACGCACGCCTTGAAGAGACGAACGAGGAGCCATCCAGTGCCTGAGCCCAGCTGGACAAATCAGACCATATAGCAATTATGGGAAGTAGGCACCTGGTGAAACTGATCTGCTGGAATATCGGCCATCGACGGGCAGCATGGAGATCCTTGCCTGACCTGGGCGTCGACGTAGTCCTGCTCCAGGAAGGCTATGCACCCCCGGAGGATGTGGCTGGCAGGATAGAAGTGGATCCTGCGCCGCACAAGGATAGCCAGGGTAATGCGCTATCCAGATGTGCTGTGGTCAAAGTGTCCGACAAGGTCCAGGTCGATTATCTGACTGATATAGAGTCCAGTCATCCCGGTTGCCTGTCCGCGGCCGTCGTAACTCCTCTCGAAGGCAAGTACCAGGGCTGGCCGATTCACGTGGTTTCATTCTGTCCCCAGTATGAGACCTACCATCCTTCATCCGGCCTTAAAGGCAATGACCTGGTGGACCCGTCGGTACATCGCATCATATCGGACATCTCGCTCCTGATAGGCAGGAAGGACAGTTTCCGGATGATCGTGGCTGGAGATACTACGGTAATGTACGGAGACCAAGTAAGCGATTACTGGAAGGCCCGCAACCAAGCCGTGTTCGACAGGATGTCATCACTCGGTTTGCCCATGATCGGTCCCCAGGGTCCCACCTACTACCATCCCCGTCAGACGCCCGCGACGGCCACCAGGCAACTGGATTACGTATTCGCGTCGCGAAGCCTGATGGATTCCGTCAGCACTAGGGCACTGAACAGGCCGAATGAGTGGGGGCCCAGTGATCACTGCAGGATACTTATCGAGGTGTAAGGAATGCGCGCCGCAGGCAGGCGCCGCAGCGGGTGGCGTCCTCGGCCCGGTAGAGCAGTGCCCTGCCGCACTCCATGCAGGTGCGACCGCCATGGCCGTTGAGCGGAGCGGGGCCGCCCTTCACCGTGGCCCCATTGCGATGGTGGCCGTTCGCCTTCGACCGCCGTGACGGCTTGGAGAGGTCGTAGTAGTGCTGGTCGTAGTGCTTCCGGCACAGGCCCAGGGCCTTCACGGGCTTGTTACATCCCTTCTTCGAGCATATCTTCACTGACTTATCCACATTTTCCCCAAGTTATCCACAGAATCTTGTCCCGGGACAAGATTTGGCCTGATCAAGCCCATATCTTGTCATGACTTCCCCTGCGCAGCTGCAGCCGCGGTCAGCCGGTCCCGGTCCGCCTTCAGCAGTACAGGGTAGGCTACACACCGGCACTGGATATCGTGCCCGGGCGCGCCGGTCCCGTTCGCCGGCGGTTGATCCCACCGGAACATCTTCCCGCCGTTCTCACTGTGCGTCGGTCGGACCACCTCGTCCGCGGACGTCCCCCATCTGTATCCCTGGATCCCCAGCTGGCGCTGCCGGATCTCCGTCAAGTTGCCGATCGTCTTCGTAGTCTGGTCGCGGGCGATGCGCCGCAGATTGTATCCGGAGCTGCCGTATTCCTCTGCGAGGATCTTCGACAGCTTCTGCCGGTCGAAGGGCGCGTCCCTGAATTCGCGCTGCAGGTGACCGACCAGGGAAGCGTGCATGCGCTCGGGGATCGTCTTGATCAGGGCGACGTTCTCCACGATCTTGGCGTCGATGAACTGCATGACCTCGGGGCGAGTGAGCAGGAAGGAGATGTCGACTCCCAGGGCGGCCTGGAACGTTTCGATGAGGCGCCGGCGGTGATATCCCCGGACCTTGTCGAAATGCTCCCGGATGAAGTCGATCGGAACCCCTCGGACGGCGGCCGCCTCCACCGCATCGTCAACGGCCCGGTAGACCTGGGTTACGGCCGTCGCTTCACCCAGGCCCGCGCGGAGACCCTGGAACAGGGGATCGAGGATCTCTCTGCGCAGCTCGCGCTCGTACTGTCGCTCGTGGGCGCGCCTGGCGCGGACGGGTCGGGGGTTACGGGGCATTACTTGTCCTTGTACTTTAGGCCACTTGCCATCAGCAAATACACCACCGAGAACCCCACCAGCGTCCAGGGCCCCGCACCGTTGTAGACGAGAAAACACACTGCGCCGGCGTAGAAACCGAATATCGAGCAGACAATCAGTACAGGAATCATACTTCGCATAATCACCTGAAGAGGGCTACAAGCCATTCTACATAGGCCATCCAAAGCAGTATCGCAGGTGGAGTAGCCAACGCGAGACCGGCAATTATCATACAAGCTTGAATAGCCGTTTTCTTCATGACCTTACCTCCAGTTCGCCGGCCGGCTACTTCGCATAATGGTTCTTCTGTAAACGTACGTTTAGTGTTTCCGCTTCTTGGGTTCTTCGGAGTCTCCGCGCCGCGGCGGTCGCTCCCTGGGGATCGGTCTGGCCTCCCTGGTCTGCTTCTGGGCCTCGCGGCGGTTCTGCTCGAGGTGACGTCTACTCATCGCCACCACCTCCACCAGGTGGATCCGCAGGACCTCCCGGAGGCGGATCGGGCTCAGGCAGGCCTGGCGCCATCCCCTCGAGCGTGCCGAAGACGGCGTCGCCGTCCAGGGCCTCGCGGGCGTCGTCCTCATCGATCACTCCGGAGTTGACCGCGGCCATCATGGCCTCGGCCTTGTTCTTCGCGATCGTAGCCTGGTCGACCTCGCTCATATCGGTCAGCGGCAGCCATTCGTATTCGGGCGCCTCGCGGATCCCCGCATTGCGGGCCAGGACCTCGTCCAGGCGCATCAGCGGATCCGTGAGCAGCCTGTTCTGCATGGCGGCGACGTGCTGGGCGTAGTTGACCATATCGGACTCGCCGGTGGCGTTCATGCCAACCGGAGACTGCGACCAGAACCTGGTGGCCGGGATCCCAGCTGCAGCTGCCAGCCGGCGGGCGAACTGCTCCTGGACGTCCTTGATGCCCCCGAAGTTGACCGACACCCGCTCGAACTCCTCGTTGCCGGCCACGGTAGGCGCAGGCACCTCCAGGCGGATG